CGTTGCGGTAGAGACCTCAAGCCACTGAGAAGCACCTGCTGAGTCGTCCCAGAAGAAGATGCGGTCAGCGTTAGGGTCGGTGAGGTTCTCAAGACCAAGGTGGTACAGCTGTACGTTGTCTGGGTTAACCAAGATACCAGTACCCTGACCTACGTTGATGGTAATGTCACGAGTACCAGTCTGGGTAAGACCAGCTCCTGCGGTTACGCTTCGGATGTCACCACCTACGTCAATCCACTGGGTTCCGTCCCAGAAGTAAATTGACTTATCACCCGCGGAGGAGTCGTAGTAAACTTGTCCCTCTACCGGACTCCCTGGAGGAGAAGCCAAGTTCTGAATGACCGCATTTTGCAGCTCATTCTGGTTGAGGTTAATGGACGATACAAACTTAATAGCCATCAGTTAAAGAATGCTTTGCCGCTGAAAGCTCCAGCGAAAGTTAGGGTTACTTGGTTTACTGAATTATATAATACTTCTCCAAATACAATGTTGTCGGCAGAGTCAACAACACTTACAGAAGGATATTTTGCAAGGTTGTGCGTAACAACCCATACGGCGGAAGGAGACGACTGAATGTAGACGTAGTTAGCGTCAAGGCTGACGCCACCTATTACTCCAGTAACTGTTACCGTGTTATTCTTTTGTTTTAAAACAATAGCAGAGGTCTCGACTTCGTTTACAACGACCGAGGTGGTTACTTCGTTTACTACTACTGAAGAACTCATGAAACGACGTCCTCGTTTACGTTAAAGGTTCCGTATATCCACGTCTTTACAACGCCACCATCGGTACTCTGAAGTCCGTAGATGTAAACTCCACCAGCAATGGTAGACATCGTAGCAGCGCTGGCTGCTACGTATAGTGTTCCAGTGCTATTTCCCGTGTAGGTAAATGCAGTATCGTCAAGTACAGGAGCTACGTTATCGCTAACAGAAACGTCCATCTTCCAAGTGTAACCAGTTAGGTTGATTGGGTTTCCGTTAGGGTCGTAAAAGTTAATCTCTAGCGTAAATGTATCTCCACGACGGCAGGTAATATCTACCTGCTTCGCGTTGTCTAAGTTTACTGAATTGGAGGAACAACTGCTCATATCACAAAGTTAAACATTCATTAGTGCTTCGCCTAGGTCGGGCTGCATGGCGCCCTCTTCCCCTTTGCGTTGTGCAATCAGCTTAGACTGCGCTTCTGCCTGCTTGTTGATACGAGCGTCCTTGCGGTTCTCCTTCATGTTGTCAAGGCTTTCTTGCGTCTGACCTTTGACCATCTGTGAGCCCACAACAGCTTCGTTCTTGAGCTTCTGAAGCTCCATGTCGTACTGGTGCTGCAGCTCCATGAGCTGCGCCTTGGCCTGGGTCTCAAGCTGAATCTTCTGAGCCTCAAGCTGAGCCTTCACCTGGTCTGCCTGCATCGTTGACTGAGCAGCTACCTGTGAAGCCTGAGCGTTGGCCTCAGCTTGGAACTGAGCCTGCTGCTGAGCCTCTTCCATCCGCTGCTTCATGCGCTTCTTACGGCGCACCACAAGCAAGCGCTCTGCCTGCTCCGGGTCTCTTAGCTGTCGGATAGCAATCGCATCTTCAAGGTCAATCTCCTTTTGAGAAAGGGCCATGTTGATGTTCTGCTCAAGGTAAATCTTAGAGCGGTCATCCATCTCTCCCATGACCACCACGCCGAAGTTGTACATCGACAGGTTATCAAACGATGTTAGAACAGACATATTGGTCTCACCAATGGCGTTAGTGTATACCTTGTAGATGATGCTCTTTGGCGGAATGACCTGAAGGCATCGTACGATGTCGTCGCATACCTTCTTGTAGAGTACCTGAGCAGCGTGCGTGATGTCGTAGGTAGCGTTGTTCGAAGCGGCGATAGCCTGCTCACGAACACCAACCAATGCCTCCGACTTAGGAGTGCTGGCATCAACGACTTCGTTGATTCCCGTAGCGTCACGAATCATGCGCAGGTAGTGGTTGTACAAACCAATCAGCTGCTCTACGTTACGAATAGCGTTTCCGATTTCGCGCACAGGCGGGTTTTGGAACCCGCCCTCTGGATTCTTAGAGCGGTAGTAGAATACACCCGTCTGCTCATAGATGTCTTGAATCTCCAAAGGCTGGAGCTCACCACCACGACCGAGCTGTACGTTCTCCAGTCCTTCGATGTCGATGATAAGACCATCAGGCTTAGCCTTGGCGATAGACTGCTGAAGCTTCAGGTGCGTGATTTGAAGCATATCACCAAAGCCGATGATGCTTGACACCATTGACTTTGGAATCATGCCACGCAGGTTGGTGGCCACGCAAGAGTACGAAAGACGAGCACGAGCGATGTCGTGTACGTTCTTCGGGATGTTCTTCTGAACTCCGTAGTTGAACATGAAGTCTGTGCCCACAATGTAGATACCGCCGTAGACGGTGGCGTTCTTCATGTACACTGCCTCGCGGTCAAACACCGACTGCTGCGGAGCGTTGTAGGTGCTGCCCTTGTAGTAGAATCCTACGTTGCCAAACTTGGACTCCTTCTTCTCGAATACGATGTCGTCAACAGACATGAACTCAAAGTCCATAATCTGCACCTTGAACTCATCGTATCCGTAGCGGTAGCGATTGCTGATGGTCTCGTAGTTGTACCCTTGAGTGCTGTAGCGCAGCGGGTCGTTTCCGTAGCGGTTCATAACCGTCTGAGCAATCTGCTGGTACTGCTCTTCCGTAAACTGATTGCCAGCCAAACGCTTGAGCTCCATGATGGTCACCGTGCGGAAGTGTCCAGCGTAGGTGAGGTCCGCCATGTTGGGGTCATCCGTGTAGTTATGGATGAAATATGCAGGGTCTACATATTGCTCACGGATTCCGTAGTTAGGGTCGTTGGTACGCTTGGTAACAGCGATACCGCAGGTAACCAAGTCCTCCACGCAACGACGGTAGATGCCGTCGTCAAAGTCATTCCACGTGAGGGTCATCTCCGTGGCGAGCTGCGCAGCGATTTCTGCGTCAGTCTTGACGTTGGTGTCCAGGAAGATTTCCGTTTCCTCTGGGGTGTCGGGCAAAGCGTCCGGGTCTACCTTCAGCGAAAGACCAAGCGACTTAGCCTCCTGAAGCATCGACTTGTTTTCGATGCGCAGGACAGCTGAATTTTTCTTCTTGTCTTTCTCGGAACGAGACAATGGGTCAATAGCCTGTACCTGTGGGTACGGCTTACGAGAAAGAATCTTGTTTACTACGATGCGAACAAACTTCGGGATGATGGGCACTGGAGTATAGTCCAGCGTAAGCATCGTTCCGTCACCGTTGTTTGCATCAAGAGAACTTAGGATTTGTCGGTAGATTGACGTATCCTGAGTACCCTGTGCGTAGTCGCGGTTGTTCTGCATCTCATTGAACCGACGACCGTAAAGTGAATTGTTGTAGTCAACGCCAATCCACTGTGCATACATGGCCTTGGCATATTGAAGGCCATAGCCTTTTGCCATTTTTTCCTCCGTACTCGCTAACGGGTCGGGGAATGTAGACTGGCCTTTTGCTGTATAATCTCTTTGCATATCCACTGCGGGCTAATATGCAAATATACTTATTTGATTCAGCGTAAGATGACGCGACCCGGACGAAAAAACTTTTTCACGTTAAAGTCGGTTTTTTCTTTCTTTGCCGTCGCTCCTTGCGCTGCCAAAAGCGCAAGTCCGCTGGAGATTGACAAGTCAAAAGCGGTACGGTCATCGACCTTGAAGTTAATCCAATCCTCTAATGTCCTCTCAAAGTACATCTTACCAAATTGCAGCGTCTCTTCGTTAAGGCCTACGTGTGCATGGATGTATGCTTCGATTGCCTGTGCGTGAGCCTGAATAATGTCTTGTGAGTTTGACGGAATACCCTTTGTTTTTGTCGTGCTGCCGTAGCCTGAGCTTAGGTGCTCAGGCCTACCCATCAGATAATGGTCGTATCCACGCTGTTCAAAATAGCGAGCAATTCCATATTTGTTGTTCTCAATAAGAAGGCTGTAGCCGTAGAACTTTGCAGCCATCAGCACATCCTCGTAGAATATTTTGGCGAGAGGCGGACGTGATGCGTACTCCGCCACAAACATATTGGCTGGGTACTGCAGGTTGAACTTATTGTAAATATGGCAGGCGCCCTTTGAGCTCCTTGCGTCAACAGTTACGTCAATGTCGTAGGAGTCAACGCCTCCTACTCCTAGCCAATCATTCTGAGGACCTTGCTTGTTTCTGAGCTCATGCGGCGGCATCCATACCACGCGCCATCTCCCGTTTGGGTCTGGCTTGAAATACACCTCCGTATCTTGCTTTCCATCCTTCCAAACGAAGTTCCCAACGAGCACAGGATTTGGGTACAGTTCTTGATTGTGCTGGATTTGCTCGTATATCTTCTGCACGTTGAAGAGCGACGCCTTAGAGCTGTCGCGAAACGCTTCTGCTGTGGTGAATGGGAACTGACGTATGACCTCGTTGAGTTCGTAGCTGTCGTTTGCCAGCGCTTTACGCTCGTTCTTTAGGAATGTGCGTGCTCCGATGGTAATCTTCTCTCCGTCTATACCAAAAACTGGTACCTCTGGGTCATCAACAATGGGCTGACCGTATTTGTCAAAGAATCCTTCCAGTGCTTCGTATGCTGGTATGAAAATTGAGTACAATCCGCTCTTGGTGCGTCCGTTTTCGTTGCGCTCCGCTGGGTTGCTGGCTTCATACAGGTCTCTGAACTGTCGGCCGCCGCGGTCAAGCGGGTTTACCGTAGAACCAACGATGGCCTTTCCTACAATCTTACGACCAACGAGCAGACAGGTGCGGTGAATGCGCCACGATTCACGGATGTCGGTAGGCTTTTCCCACTTGCCGGCCTCATCTAAGTACAGGACGTGCAGCTTTTCACCGTCATAGGCGTTGTTGGTGGTGTTCTTCCAGTTGACTACCGTGTTGAGGGCCTCGCCGCGCTGCGATGTCTTGTTGGTCTTGGTGATTCGCTTCGATGGCTCGCGGAAGGCGAGCTCCATCCGTGGGTTGGTGGTACCATCCTGGATTGGCTTGAAGAAAAACGGCAGTGATTTGTAGATGGGGACTATCTTCTTCATGAAGATGTTCTCCTGTGCGTCGCTACCTGTCTTTGACATCACACCCAACAGCCTCTCTTTCACCTGAGTAGCCTCGTTGATGATGGTAGAGGCGCTCATGTTGGTATATCCAGAGCGTCGGCACTTGACGTACACCTGCCCTAGAGACCTCGGGTCTACATTGCAGGCTTCAAGATGTATGAATAGCTCTCGCTGGAACCCAAGGTAGGACGGGTAACCCACGTCAATCTTGGCCCATTGCAGAAAAAAGTAGTGGTTTCCGGTGATGTAAGTAGGTACTCCGTTGTTGAAGAACCATAGTCCGGTGCGTCTGCGCTCATACTCTTGTTGGATGTAGTTGGTGTATTTCTTTCTAAAGGATTCAGGCATAGTCATCCACTCCTCCATTGAGTTGATGCGACGAAGCTCGTCAGGCATCTCCTGACGCGCCCACATCTGCTGCTCTTTGGGCTTGTCGTGGAATAGGATGTCTTGCTTTCTTGGTTGCTTGGGAAGCTGGATGGCTAGGTCTCCATAGGTAACAACGTCCCCGGCCGTTCCTCGCGGACAGATGTTGACGATTACCTCGTCTTCTATTTCGACTAATCCAGC